CAAGGTTATTCCAAAGCTTAGTCTCAGCTTCATCCTTGCTTCTGTTTTCTTCCATTACTCTTTTAACGAGCTCTTCCATTTGCTCGATTTTCTTTGATCTTTCTATCTTGAGATCATTTACAGTTTTCATAATTTATATAGGTTATTTTTGATTTTTAATACTTTAACCATATCCTCATATGGCTCTTTATTTATTTCTTGGGGTATCTCTTCGAAGTAGTCATTTAGTCCTCTTACCACAGAGATTTCAGTTTCTGGATAAGCCGCGTGGGTTACTGTGCTAATATCAATCAGCCTTGAAATTCTCGATATCTTCCTAATGTTGTCCCCATTAGAAGTTCGCTCCCAATTTTGACCGTTATTATCTACAATAAAGGCAAATGAGTTTTCGAATACATCGCCTCTTTCAATCATCTTAAAGAGGTCTATCGCTCCGGTAGTCTCATTTAAAATTGCTCTGAATTTTAACCCTATTTCATCCTCCTCTAGGAATAGGGTATTATTAATTGTTCTTGCGTAAATTCTATCCTTACTATGATTGAAGGTGAAATAGACATCATCATTAAGCCTTTCTCTGAAAGCTCCCGTAAGAAGTATTTCAGTAAAGTGCTTATTGAATTCTGCAAGCAATCTGGATTCAACATTATACTTAGCAGCATAGCCTCCAACAATCATTTTGCTGTCTTCAGTATATGCTCTAAGCTCAGCTGCATCCGATTTTAATATCCTTTGCTCAATCATTTGATGTATTTATTTTTATATATATCTATTCCTGAAAACCAGTCTGTTGGGGCTTTTTATCATTATATTTCTCAACACTCATCAGGTTAGTCATTACGAAATGCTGGTCACCAGCTGGACCATATGATGGATAGCCTTCATACTTGCAAATCTGGTTAGGGGTTATTGCTCCTACAGAGAATAGGGTTTTGTAGTTTTCCATTCTTGATCTACTGTCAGTTTCAACAAGAGCATTCGAATTGAACTCAATCGAAACTCCATTTACCCTTTCCTCTGTAGTAATTAGCTTGCTCTCCATCTCCTGTCTGTACATTCGAAGAATCGGCCTTATCGTAGAAATCTTATAGTTAAGCTGAAGCTGCTCTAGGTTATTGAATTTTGAGCTTTCGAAGTTTCCTACGAGATGTGGGGGAATTTTATATAATGAAGAAATCTGGTCTGCATTGAATTTTATGGTTGATATGAATTGAGCATCAGCAAAATTCAAAGTGACATCAGAGAGCTTTGTAAATGGGGGCAGAGTAATTATTTTACCTGCGTTCCTTGTGCCTACATACTTCTCATTAAACTCAGTAATTTTTTCCTGCCATTCTCTTGGATTAATACCTTCAGGTATAAGGGTCTCTAGCACCTTTGGAGAAGTGGCATTGTTAGAATAGAAATTATCAATGGTGGTAAAAGCCTTATGAGTGACACTAAGATTTAACCTTAACTTCTCAATTGGATTTATTCCCCATACTCCGTCATCGCTTATTGACTTGAAGTGGAGTACTTCCGAAGCATTAAGGACTGCTTCTTTTTCCCCGTCATCATACTTGTAGTATAACTCATTATTGTTTATTGAGTAGCCAGTAATGTAAGATGGGGGAATTATAGATAGACTAGAGACATATCCCTTGCTGTCTCTATAAATTCGGGCGAAGCTGTTGCCCTTTATGTTGCGGATATATTCAAGGGTGCTGAAGAACGCCTGGGAGGTAGTATAGTTATTTGGACCATAGTGAAGTAGGCCATATCTATAATCATCCCTTAAGATTGTTTTACCTCCAGCTTCATCATTCATATAGATGTTAAGAGGTAGGCTTCCAATATCCTCCGCTAATATTTTTGCACAGGTGTAAACTGTTGCAATATTCTCAGCTGCTGCCTCATTAAAGGAATTCTCAGCACCCAATTCTATTTCATTAAACTTCTTAATAAAATCCTCAGGTTCTCTTATAAAAATTCTCTTTAATAGGCTTGAAAAAGTCGACATTATCTATTTGATTATTTTAATATATATCTGCTGATTTTAAATGCTTTTCATAAATAAATCAGCCTTATTCGCATTGACTCCCAGATAGCCATTGAAAGCATTAAGGAGGGAGATTACCCCGTCAATAGAATCCTTACTTAAATTCTTAGCTGGTCTTATGTTACCATTGAATTTATCCTTGACCTTTACGAGATTTAAGAAATTCCACATCATACATTTATTGGGGTATAGGATGATCTGCTTCCTATAGAATATAATCTCCGTAAACCTCATAGGCCAATCGAAATTTTTATAGCCAGGGACTACAGGCACACACCATATTGATTGCTGTCCGTCCGCTGAGGTTAGTGTTGCACCCTTACTTGTTGAAGGAACATTAAGTATATTCTTGAAATGCCAAGGGTCGAAGTAGAGTCCCTTTATGTCGTAAGTTTTTGAGAAGGCAAAGAGGTATTCTTTAATCAGATCGAAATCTATTGTCGGGGTATGGCACTCGATAACATAACCCTCCCTGATCCATTGAATTATATTTACTCCCCCTCTTCTTAGAGCATTGTTCTCCCCTTTGACAAAAAAGAAGTAGGGCTTAACATAAAATTTGTCCCCACCATCAAATAACAGAACTATAGAGGTTAGGTCTCGTGTTTCTGAAAGGTCAACCCCAATGTAGCAAGGCAGTTTCTTTATCGTCTCTTCTTCAAAAAGCTTTGTATTCTCGATAATGATATTGGAAGGTATCCATTCTCCTTGCTCCTCAAGGAATAAGTTAAATCTCTTAGTAACAAAGTCCTCCAAGAGATCAGGAATTGATTTGTTTGTATTGTACTGGTCCCTGAATAGCTGAGGATCGAGGATTGTTCCTAAGCCCGGATTTGCCTTAATCCATACGCTTTCGTCATTAATATCATCACTCTCCTCAAGCTCATAAAGGAGGTAGAAGAACCTGTCGTCTTCACTTACCCCTCTAAGGACATTCCTACCGGCCTCAACAAGCTTAGCGCAGAAGCTATCCTTTCCAAATCCAGCTGTTGAGATAAGAAATAGCATTGGGTTCTTCTTGGTTCCCAGTGCATTCTTGATAACATTAAATTTCTGAGCGTCCTTATAGGTATGAATTTCATCAATTATTGCGGAGGTCGGATTGAGCCCCTCTAGCTTATTTGGCAGAGCCGGAACTGTCTTACTCCATCCGTATCTTTTCCTATCCCTGAATATAACTTTATTGGATTCCTGAATCTCCAGCCTCTTCTTAAGAGCAGGTGAGCTCATTATAAGTTCCCTTAATGCTTTAAATGATGTATCGTTCGCCTGCTCCTGAGTGCTAGCTATCAGTACGGATTGGGGAAAGTTGACTCCATCAGCCAACATAAAGTATAACTGAAGGGCTGCTGCGAAAGAGGTCTTGCCATTCTTACGACCTATGAATAAGAATGCATATATGTATTTCCTTATATCAGTTCCCTTGTAATACAGCCCGAATAGAGCTAATATGATAAATGCCTGAAATGGCTGAAGTGTAAAAGGGACTCCCTCATCAAGATTTAAGTAGGAGAAGAATCTGAACACTTTCTCGACCTCCTCAGGCCTCCATTCCAGATCATCTCTTTGTAAATCTAGCTCGTGCCTTTTTACTGCAAGTCGAATATTCTCATTAGTAACTATTGAACCATTCTCAACACCGTCGCAGTAGTCCCTTGCAGCCTCCCAGCACTTACGGACATAGTCATCCTTATAGCTAGAAATCCTTGTCAAACTCATCTTCTTCTTTTGCTTCGATAAGCTTAAGCTTGAGGCGGTCAGCTCTGTTGATACCCAATTTGGAAGAACATTGATAAATGTTCCTCTGGAACATCTGGTAAGCACTAATAAGAGGATTTACCCTTGTTATAGTCAGGCCAGGCTTATAGATATATTCCTGAGATATTCCTGTAGCTTTTATCTCCTCCAAAGTCTGGAGAGATAATTCGATATTGGTTATTAACTCATCAACAAAGAAATCATCGACATCGGGGTCATAATTTCCTTTTTCCTGTAAGTGTGTAATAATCTTTTCCCTAAATGAAATCATAAAGCGAATTATTTTCACTATATATATCCATCGTCAAGAAAAAGCTTTTGGGAGGGAGGGCTGCAGAAGTTGCCTCCTGTGAAACCTAAGTTTGGTGGCGATTTGGGTTGGGATTCTAAATTATCATTTGGTCCGGCCTATCCGTCTAAGTGCTAACTATAGTATGTAGCAAAGAATCTAGACTATAGTTAGCTTTGGGTAACAATATATGCCTAATGAGTCTCGAAAAGGAAATACTTATTGAATTTGGCAATAGAGTAAAAGAAATTAGGAAAGGCAAAGGTCTATCACAGGAGGAATTAGCTGAGAAAGCCGGGTTACATAGGACGTATATTGGAATGATTGAGAGAGCTGAAAAAAACATCACTCTAAGCAATATTGCGAAAATTTCAAAGGCACTAAATGTGCCAATCGAAAATTTATTTAATGGTACCAGATAGCTCCCACATCAAAATCACTGATAATAGAAACAAGATAAGTTCATTTATAAATGACCTTGTCCTACAGCCAAGATTAAAAACTCTAGAGTGGTCTGCAATAACTAAGCAGACGCCAAACATTAAAGTTGGCTATACAGGCCAGCATTTGGCCTCTCTAATAACTGGGGTGGAAGGTAAGCGAACAGGCGCTAGAGGAGATGATCTGGAAGATGGAACCGAGGTTAAATCTTGCACTAGAGTAGATCAGCTGGATACCTGTCTAGAGTGTGGGTCCAAGGTCCTAAGGCTAGAATCAAAATGCTCTAGCTGTGGGTCAAGTAGGATTGAAAGGAAAGATGATAGTAAATGGCTTTTTACAATTCGAACCGAAGAGGAACTTGATTTGCTTACGAATAGGATAGATAGGATTTTTCTTAACTTTTCAGATTATCCTAATTTCGAAGACGGAGACTATAATCAAATTAGATTCCAAGCATTTGAGATTTGGAATACATCTCGTCATTCAAGATTTGGAGAGATTATGGTTAATTACTACAACAAATTGTTTTTGGAACATAAGAAAAGAGATCCAGTCAAAACACCAGCACCCAAGAATTTTTGGCCATATAATTACCAGTTTTATCTATGCAATCCAGTTATGGTTTTTTCTGCTATAGCTGAAGATGCCAACACTTCGCCAAAGCTTACAATAAATCATTATATTGAGCCTAATGAGGATAGAGATGCTTATCCATCATTATTAATGCCTACCAGCATTCTTTATCAAGATGAACTTGTGCATCTACTTCAAGATGCCCCTAGAGAATTACTGCAAGAACAATGTAAAGGAGGTTCTTATGATGATTTGCTCTATTATGCTTGCCGGCCAAAATACAACGTATCCAGTGTAACTAAGATTCTACCATACATTGATGAAGAATTACGAGTTTATCTCAATTTAAGAGATACTGATAAGGCATCAACATCCAAATCACCATATCGCCGAAGATAATTCATCAAGGGGATTTCTTACTTTTCTTACCCTTTCCTCGATTAGTTTGTAATTGTGTTCATCATTTTCTATTGTAATAAACTTACGATTCAACATTATGGATGAAATCGCAGTAGAACCGCTTCCTCCAAATGGGTCTAACACAGTATCGCTTTCATTGCTACTAGCGATTATCAGCCTCTTAATCAGTTTGATTGGTTTTTGAGTTGAATGAACCCTCTTCTCCTCATAGAAGTCAATGTCATTCCAAATATCAGTTAATCCCATCTGGGGATTATAGGTCTGGGAAACTTTTTCATAATCAAGGTCGAAATTCAGAATATTTTGAAGCTTCGTCCACACCTCTTTTGTCGGGAATTGCTCACATACATTTTTCCCAGTATAAATACTCCACATTCCACCTCCATTGCTTTTTACACCTAGAAGTTCATTAATCTCTTTTGAGGATAAGCCAGCCTGTGATTGTCTTTCTTTAAGAAATGGTTTTAAAAATTTCTTATTGTCCTTAATAATGAATAGAATGCTTTCAGTGGTATTCGGAAAAAGTTTGTAATTCTTAGTAGCCCGCCCCGTCACAGACCTCATACCTTTATCGACAAGTATTTGTTGCCTCAATTCAAGCTCCATCTCCTCAAAATAGGGCACCAGGAGAGCCAAAGTCCTAAAATATCCGAAAAGATAAAAAGTTCCTCCTTTTCTTAATATTCTTGAAACTTCTGTAATCCAGTCAATTGACCATTTTACATAATCCTTCTCGGTCCTCCATTGATAATCCCACTTTTCCCCGATTACTTTCCAATATGGAGGGTCAGCTATCACCAAATCAATTGATTCATCCTCAATTTCCCTCATCTTCTCAATGCAATCTCCAAGTATAATCATAAAATATCTGCTAATTATAGTATGCAAATATATCTATTGAATTGAGAATTCCAAAACTGAAATGCTATTATTGACACAAAAAGCCATTTCAGCACATAAAAAGTCTTATTTCTTCATATTATGATTAATCCCTGAGGTCATTATGCAAATTCTCTATTTGCTTACTATTGGATACAACGGGTCCTTCCTTCCATCTATCCTTATTTAAAGTGAATAAGGAATAGATTGCTGATTCATCTGTTTTAATCCTTAATGAACCTTTCCACCCACTTAATGTTTTAGCTTCCCGTTAAGAGCTGGGGACACCGTTGCTGGTGCTTCCATCCTTCCCCCTTTCGTCCCTCTTAGAGGATTTCTCCTATTATGGAAGGAGGTCCGAAAGTGTCCGTGAGTAATTCTCCAATCTATCTGTTGAGCCTATCATATTTGTTAAACCTTTGGAGAGCTTAATGAGTTCCATTAGTCCAAGCCTTTTACTCTTGCCGTTGCCCTA